GTAGGTGAGCGGAGCCCACGATGACGCCCAAGCAAGATTACGGCGTGCCCGAACAGATCGGGCTCGAACCGACCCCGGAGGCATACGTTGAGCGACTGGTCGGCGTGTTCCGCGAGGTCCGGCCTGTGCTGCGTGATGCCGGGACGCCAGACGTGAGGTTCCGCTACTGGTGGTTCCGACCCTTGAGCGGAAGTCGAGGGGGTGATCGTCAAGACGTGACCGACCGCTAGGCGTCCGCGCTGCCCGAGGCGGCGTGGCTCCGACCGAACCGGAGGTGATTCCCCTTCAATGCGAAATCGACGAGTTATGACCGTGTTGTTCCTGACCCTGACGATGATCCCAATGATGTCCATACGAGCCGAAGCCCATCACAAACGAGGCCCGTGCCCGATCCACTGGCAGCGTCCCTACTACGAGCGCCACGACGTGCGCCCGGTCGCGACGCTGATTCGCTGCGCCGTCCGTATCTGGCCGGTGCCCGGCGGGGCGGCCAAGGCGCTCGAGGTCGCTCGGTGCGAGTCGGGGCTCAGACCCGATGCCTACGGCAACGGCAATGGGGGAGTCTTCCAGCATCGGCTGCCGTACTGGGCCGGTCGCGTCGAGCTCTACATCCGTGACCGATGGGAGATGTTCAGGGGTGTCTACAACGGGAGGACGAACGTGATTGTGTCGATCCGGATGGCGCACGCCGGCGGGTGGGGTCCGTGGAGTTGCGGGTGACCCGACCCGATCCGTTCGCGATGCCGGTGATCCGTGTCGAGTGGACCCGGGCCGACGGCTCGCTGGTCACGCGGGAGTGGAGCCTGAACGACGGACCCCCGAAGCCCTTCCCCCCGCCCGCCTTCATCGAGAATCCCCGCCGCCGCTGGGATCACCCGCAGGACCCCATAACGCTGCTCGGTGACATCCGGCCTGGCTTCGAGAGCGAGGCGGAGGCCTGGCTCGAGGCCTTCGGGAAGGACGAGTGACGGCGATACACCTGGTGCCCGTGGTCCCTCGTGGACCGACCGTGGCCGATCGTGTGGCGAGCGCCGACGAGCTGCTCGCTCACGTGGCGGGCCTCCGGGCGGAGTCGTGGCGCTCGGAGGCCTCGTGCGCCGATGCCTCGAGGGCGTCGGCGACGTGGTTCTATCCGGCTCGGGAGTGGCCGGAGCGCCTGGCCGTTCGGCAGGCGCGCGTTGTCTGCGCGTTCTGCCCGGTGCGGCTCGAGTGCACGGTGCAGGGGCTCGCCCGAGAGCAGCCGGGGATCTGGGGCGGTCTCACCCAAGCCGAGCGGCGGACGGTACGCAGCCGGAGCGTCGACCCTGGCCGTCGGCTGCGGATGGCGCTGGCGCTCGCGCGCCGCTCGGCAACGAGCGGGACGTGGAGGATCGTCGATCCGCTCGAGTGGCCTGTGTCCGCTTTTGACCTGCGGCCCGGCCCCGGACGTGGCCACAAGGGTCCGGCCGCGCTCTACGCAGAGGAGCACGGGGTCAGTGTGCGGACAGCACGTCGACGACTACGCAAGCCGGACATCTTCGAGGCGACCTACGAGCCCGTGCCGTGAGGTACGTCTACCTCGGCACGCGCGAGACCGCCTCGGCCCTCATCGGCCAGCGGTGCGAACCGATCCGACGCCCCGATGGCCGGTGCGTCGTCGGGCGTGGAGGCCAGCTCGTTAGATTCGCTGATGGCTCGGTCCGGGTGGTCGTTCGGCGCCGGCTGAGGGTCGTGAACGAGGGCGACTGTCGCTGTGGACATGGCGGCCAGTATGCGTGAGGTCATCGAGTCCCGGCCGATCCGCGATCTGACGTCGCCGATCCGGGTCCACAAGGGCCAGCGGGTGTTGATGCTGGTCGAGGGGATCTGCTACCACGAGCGGGATAGGACGAACGAGGAGGGGGGCGCCGAGCACATCGCGACGCTCGAGTTCGACCGCACACGCTTGCTGGCAATCGTGCCCGAGACAGGGTGGGAGGACCGGCTCACGGTCCGGCCGGAGAGGACGGGATCAGTGGGTGAACCGCCGCCGCCGCCGCTCGGCGACGCTCCGAGCCCGAACGCTTGACTCGTAATAGAGCCTCGTCGTGTTGACGGATGAATGCCCGGCCATATCGGCGACGATCGCGATATCGGTGCCGGCCTCGGCGTGCTCGGAACAGTACGTGTGGCGGAACCGGTGGGGGTGGGCGCGCTCGACGCCGGCCTCGAGACCGGCCCGTGCGACCAGACGGCGGAGCTGGCGGTCTGAGAACCCGAACAGATGGCCGTTTGCTGCTGACGCGCTGAGCGCCAGACGCGCGGAGGCGAGTGCCTTGGGGTTCAGGAGCACGACGCGCTCTTTGCCCCCCTTTCCGGTGATACGCGTCGCGTGTGTCCGTCGCCGGAGCACGCCCGGGCGAGGCCAGGTCTCCGCCTCGGTGCTGGTGATCGAAAGGGCCTCGGCCGACCGCATCCCGGTCGCGTGCAGGAATCGCATCGCGGCGACGGCGACCGGATCCGAAGTGGCGAACAGCGCGCGGAGCTCCGCCGGGGTGAAGGGCTTCGGGAGTCTGCGGGCAACCATCTCAGGCCTCGACTTGGCGCATCGGGTACAGCGCGTCCTCGAGGGTGCGGATGTACGTCTCGAGGGTGCGGATCACGTGATACGCATCACGTGACTTCCGCTGCCAGTAGGCGACCGAGTGGTCCATTCCGTCGGTGCTGGCGGCGCGCCATCCAAGAGTCGTCAGCGTCCACCGGAGCCTGCGCCCCATGGGCTTCTCACAGAGCCCGGCCATGTAGAGGGCGTACAGGACCTCACGGACGAGCCGGATCTCATATTGGCTGCCGGCGTGACCGACCCGCCGGGCGACGGTGGTCGTCGGGACTGCCCGCCCAAGCTCGACGGAAAGAGCCGCCAGCACGAGAGGGCCCGAGGGGTGCCGCGGTGCCATCGCCTAGCTAGGGCCGCGCCGCTCGGACAGGTCGGGGTCGGGCCGGGCCCCGCCCGCGGGCGAACCCTGCGGATGAGATGCGGAGCCCTGGTCGGCGGCGCCACCGACCGCCCGACCCCGGATCACGGCGAGTCGCTGCCCGACGGCCGACTTGGTGATCTCGAGCACGGCCGCGAGCTCGGAGTAGGGCACTCCGTCGGTCGCGTACTCGAGCAGTTGCCGGTCGACGTCGGCCTCTGCACGCACACGGCGCTTGTAAGCGTCGCGCAGCCGGCGCTTCTCTGGGTAGAGCAGCGATCGCATGACGGCGATTCTCGCACGCCGACGGATAGGGCGTCAAGCCTCCTGGTCGCCCGATGTCGGTGGGGCGTGCGAGTATTACCAGGTCGGGGCCCGTGAGAGGCCTCGGGGGAGGAGTCCGGTGAGATGGACAACGTACGACACGCGCAAGGCGCGCGACGGGGGCGAGTGGTGCGAGCCCTCGGATTCGATACCCGTACACGGGTCGTCGAGCTGATCGCGGGGAACCCCGACGCGGCCGACGTGATCCGACGGGCTGGCCGGCGGGCCGACGAGCTATTCCGCCGCTCGGACGTGTGGCGGGTCGTCGTTCACGCCGTCGGGAGGGACGCCTGATGCGGGTCCTTCGGCGGCTCATCCGGCGCATCCGCTCGGCGGCAACCTGCACGGCGCCCTGTTGGAACGCCCGAGGGCCGCGCTGCGAGTGTCGCTGTGGCGGCCGCTATCACGGAGGAAGGGTCCGACCATGAATGAGGACTTTCCGAACTGTCGTTGCCGCTGGTGCGGATGGACGAACCGGGAAGGGGTGCAGTGATGGGCGAATACGCGAAGCTGGGAGGGCGCCAGGTCAAGATCGGAACCTGCGAGGACCTGTACTACCTGCGGGCCGATCAGGTCGGGCGAATCGACGGCTACACGTTCAACCCCGAGACGCTCGCCGCGGTGCGTTTCCGGTTCCCGTTCCCCGACGAGGACGACGTGGCGCCGGGCGGGTTCGACCCCTACGACCGGGGCCTTACGCTGTGGGGATTCGAGCAGCCGGCCGAGATCGAGCATGGAACCGTTCAGTTCACGGCTCGGAACGGCTATCTGACGAGCCTGCAATGCCCCGAGGGGCCGGAACCTCAGCCCTTCCATATCCACCGCAACGGGTACGGTGGGCCGGCCGCGCTGATTCAGCAAGCATGGCGCGGGGGCCGGATGGTCGGGGTTGCGCGGTGCAACGGTTGTCGGCGCGTCTATCGGCTGGAGGACGGCCACGAGCTCGCCGCCGCCGTCAGTATCCGCGCCCAAGCAGACGAGCAGATCGCCGTGGCCGACCGGAACGGGACGGAGGGCAACCGCGACGTCGGGAGGCACTTGCACGAGATCGCCGACCGTCTGCTCGCCGGCTACGAGGCGAACGCGCGCAACGTGGCCGAGCGTCAGGGCCTCCGGGTGGTGAGGTCATGAGCGTACCGCTTCTCGAGACGCGCTGCGATGAGTGCCGAGGAGCCGGGACGTGCAGGATGCTGTACGCTGGAAGCGTTCGAATCGCGGGAGACCCTGCGTGAGGCAGGCGAGCTGCCCGAAGGGGGGAGAGACATGAACATCGACGAGATGCGCGTCCATCCAGTGCTTCGCACGGCGGCAGCGCAGATCAATGAGCATCTCAGTGACGACGGTCGTCAGCAGCTCTGGGCGCTCGCCCCACGGCTGATGGGGACCGCCTCCGGCGACGAGGAGCAGATGCAGGTCATCGGCGTGCAGATGCTGTGTCGCCTGCGCCCGACCGAGCACGTGCTGCGCTACGCACACCCCGCAGTACGGGCAGCATGGGACGCGACGTCCGCCTGGGCCGATCACCCATGCGAGGAGCACAGGCTACGGGCCGAGGCGCTCGCTCAGGGCGCAGCCTACGCGGCTGCGGCCTACGAGGACTCCTACGAGCTCGAGGACGCCGACTCGCGCTACGAGGTCGCGAACACCGCTTATGAGGCCGTGTCCTACGTGGCCTGGGGGTCGGGCAGTGGGATGGTCGCCCGCGACGCCACGCTCGATGCTATCGGAGCGACGCCCGATCCGGGGCCGCTGACATACGAGGGCGAGCGTCTCCGCGACCCCGAGGCGGCCTGGGTCGCCCTACTGACCGGCATGCTGGACGAATACGATCGGCGCATCGGGCGGACGACAGGGACGCCGATCAGTTCTTGAATCGCATCTGGGCGAGTAGCCTCGTTCCGCCCTGCGATCCGGGCCCGTCGGCCTCGTGCCGGCGGGCCTTCGCATGGGCCGCCGGGATAGCCCTACAGCCGTCATCGGGGGAGAATCGCTATCTGCGCGGATACGCTGTACAAGCCGTACAGGATGCTGTACGCTCGCACGGTCGCGGCGTGAGACCGCGGCCACCCGACCGGGCCCGGTGAGATGGGCCCGAGAACGGAGGGGTTCCCGTGGAACCTCAGAGAGACCGGAAAGGTCATGCGGCCTTTCCAGCATCGGCGGCGCGGCCTTATCTGGCGCGCGCTATGCGGGGCGTTGTGCCCGACCGACCGGGCACTGAGCGGCCGGACGTCGGATGCGTCAAGGTTTGGTGCGAGTTCTACGCCGCGCGATTCGGCATCACGCCGCGTCAAGCACTGCGCGACGTGGAGAAGGTCGGGAAGGGTGGGACGTTCGGGTACTGGCAAGCCGACCGGCTCGCGTCGATGGTGGGGGAGCATCCTTCGGCCATCTGGGCCGACTGGCAAGGCGTGACCGACCGGCTCGCCGACCGGGACGTGGAGCGGTTCGGGTGGGATGCCGCATGAGCGCGCGTGAGGGACGGGCTATTACGTGCCCGGAGTGCGGCTCCGGGCACTACGTGCACGTAATGGGCTGCTTGCCGATGGTCACGCTCATCCGCGTGAGTCCGGTCCTGGCCGACGTTCGGTCGCTCGCGTTGTTCGTCGAGTGCGGCTGCGGATACGCCGGCGCATGGCTGCCGGACGAGACGGCGGTGTCATGATGGCCGAGGCGATGGAAGTCGTCGCCGATGTCGCGACGGTCCCGCTTGGCAAGCGGGGGCACGTTATCCGCGTGCAAGTGAAGGATGCCGGTAACGGGAACGGCGCCGCCGTCGACGTTCGGGAGTACGTGACCGAAGCGGCGCATCAGTGGCGCACCGACCGGAAGTACCGCGATCTCGCGAAGGGTACGTCGGGCATACGTCCCGGGGGTGGTGGCTGTACCCGACGGAGGCACTCGCATTGTGGGAGGCACTCGGAGCCGCCATCGACGTAGCGGCCCAGCGGCCCGGTGAGGGACCGGCGGGGCGCACCCACGTCGACGACGGGGAGGAGGAGCAGACGGCGTAGGTTGAGGGAGCACGGGGCCCGGCCGGGTAGGTCTCGGCCGGGCCCTTCCGTTTGTTCGGCGTGATGGGCCTAGGAACTAGCTCCAGGGGAGGGGGTGACCATTCTTGGGCCCTCCGAGCCCATGTCCGGATTCACACACAAGCGGCAAGGCTCATGCCTGCCCCAGCGGTAGTGTGTCCTGGTATGCCCTGCAGCGCCGTTACTCTCGGCCCTCGCTCGCGCGCACGCGGTCGCGACCCGGGGTGGACCCTGCGCGCCTAAACCCTCTAATCCTACCGCCCACGCCTGTACCCGACATCCCTGCGGTCGGATCGAGCCTACGCCGGATGATGTTCGGTGGATCGCCCTTCGGGCCGGATATCCTTCGGTCCCGCCGGTAGTTGACAGGACAGACCGTGGGTGGGACCCTGGGGGCGGTCGTGCGCCACACGCAGTCGACCACCGAGGGGCCCCGCGCGCTCGACGCCGGGGCCTCTCTCATCTGGTCGGGGTCCGGACTGAGGGCACAGGTCTCCCCCCCGGAGCCCCCCGTGATTCGAGGGCTGTGGGCTCCGCCCTTCCGTATCGCCGAAGTCGCGGTCTCGTTCACTCGGCCCGTCCGTCGGCCTGTACCGCTTTGCAAGCCTCCACGGGAGCTTCCGACGGGCGGGTTGCTATGTCTCGGGCAGCGTGCAGGTGCGGCAGGTGATCCCACGGTCGAACCAGTAGCGGACCTGGCGACGCCTAGGGATCTTGCGGCCGCAGGCTAGGCAGGACCCGCCCCACCTGGCCTTGAGCACCATGAAGGGCGCCTGGCCCCGGGAACGAGCGCCGGCAGGCGTACCTCGTGGTGTGGAGTCGATCGCGGCGCGGTTGACCTCGAGCGCCGAGAGTGCACGGGCCTCTTGATGGGCCCAGTCCTCGGTCGTCGTGTGAGGTCGAAACGCCACGGGAACACCGTCGCGCGCCGTGTCAAGCCGCCAAGAACTTCCTCGCCGGTTCGGGCCTACAGAGCCCTCGCCGGAGCCTTAGCCGAGAACCGGGGCTCCCGGGTACGCACCTTCGCCGGCGCCACCGCTCACGCCGGTCGCGATCGAGGCAACCACCATGAAGATCACCGCCGCCCAGAACAGGCCCCAGATGATCAGGAACCACCAGTCGCGGGCCTCGAGGTCTCGAACGCTCACGGCCCGATCCTACCCTTGCTTGACCGCTAGCGCCACGGTTGCCTCACCAGGCCGGGTGGATGCCCCGGCTGGGGACAGGGGCGGATACCCCGGGAGGTGAAGCCATGAGGCTGACCATGCTCTACCGCTGTGAGCTCCGGGCCGAAGGCACCGGACCGCAGCAGATCTCGGAGCTGTTCGAAGCAGCTCGCGAGGTTCTCGAGAGTCGCTTCGCCCAGCAGATCTCGGTGGCCGGCGAGGTTATCGAGCGCGACCTCGGACTCGGCGCCATGATCGGCGACGACCGGTGGAAGGGACGAACGACCTTCCGCTTCGACATCTCGCCGATCCTCGAACCCGCGCCGGACCCACCTGCTTGACCGCCCGCGCGAGCCTTGGAATGCGTACCAGGTAGGTGCTCGCGGGGCGGAGGCGCCCTCCCGGTGATCTGGCGTCGGGGGGGCCCGAGCCCCCAGAAGCTCGGATCTCGGCTCCGCGGGTCCCTCGGTTCGCTAGGTGGCGGATCCTCCGGGGTCCGGGGTCACCCGAAGTCCGGTACGAGGCGACGACCTCGGCGGGGCGGCATGGTCGCCGGCTGGGGTTCTCGGGCCGGCATGAGGGCCCTCGGGCGTCGGGGGGCCGCCCGGAGCTCGAGGAGGCGACGGATGTTCAGGCGGCTCGGTTATCTGCTCGTGGTGCTCGGTGTGGTGGCGCTCGGGGCGAGCGTCGCCTCGGCTCATCAAGGTCCGTGCAGGGACGAGTTCAACCAGACGTTGGTTCACAGCAACGCCCCGACGGGGGTAGGAGGCTCAGGCGACGAGTGCGTGGGCGAGGTTCATGGGACCGCAGGATCGGCCGCTTCCAACTGGCAGATGTTCGGTGGCTGGGACAACGTGGAGTCAGGGCAGTTCGGCGACGTCGTGCACGGTGGCGACGGCGGGGATTGGATCTGGGGTGGTGCGGGCGGCGACACGATCCACGGCAATGCCGGGAACGACGACCTCTACGAGGGCTATAGGATCGGCATGAATGGGCAGTCTGCCGACTCGCTCTACGGCGATAATGGAACCGACCTGATCCTGGCTGGCTGCGGTGCGGACTTCATCAACGGTGGCTCCGGCGTCGATGAGCTGATCCACTTCCACGACTCCGCTGCCGACACGATCCAGAACATCGAGACCCATACCACGCACGTCACCGGGCAGTGCGTGGGGTGAGGGCGCCGACGGGGCCCGTCAGCTCACCACGACCGCGTACACGGCGATCCCGACGATCACTCCGAGTGATAGGGCGGCACACCACACGGTGACCATCCAGCGCTCGCTGTTCACGGGGACATCGTAGCCGTTCTGCTTGACGGCTGGGAAGAGCCTGGGTTCATGAGAACCCTCCGCGTCGCCCCTGTTCGCCACGGAACCATCCAGTGGGAGAAGTTCACCGCGAAGTCCTCGGGGAGCTGCTGATGCCGACCGAGAAGGTGGGGACCGGCTACCGATATGGCAAGGGCGGCAAGGTCTATCGTGGCAAGGGCGCCAAGGCCAAGGCCGACCGTCAGGGGCGGGCGATCCAGGCCTCGAAGGCGAGGGCCGTACGGAAGGGCTCGAAGTAGCCGGTCTCGGCGACACCTGGCGGGAGCTCGTCGTGCTGCTCGTGTTGCTGTCCGTCGTCGCCGGCGTGCTGATCGGTCTGTTCGAGATCGACCATCGGATGCCTCCCGTGGGCGTCCGGATCCGCTCGTGGGTGTTCCACCGCCGTCACGGTCGTCATCGGATGCGCCGGAGGCGCAGGTGAGTTTCGACCGGTTCCGGGTCGGGCACGACGACCGCGGCGGGCATATGTACTTCGAGGTCCGGATCTTCGACACGGTGAGCGAGATGCGCCGGCACTGGGACCGGTCGTCGCTGATGTCGCAGGAACTCGATCGTCGAACGCGCCAGGCTTTCGGTTCCGACGCCGTGGCGCTCTGTGCTCCGCGGACCGAGTGGACCGTGGATCGCCGGGGTCGCCTTGTCGCTATGTCGCCTCGGATCGGCTTCATCCTGCTCAACCGTGAGTACCTCGGGGGATCAATCGTCGCCCATGAGCTCATCCATGCCGCGCTCGCGTACTGGCGCGAGCGAGGACGCGATCGTCGCTGGCGAGCAGCGAACTTCGGGACGAGCGCGACGCCGGACGAGGAGCGATTCGCCCACATCTACTCGGAGCTCTCTCGGAGGATGACCCTGGCCCTTCACGCGCGGGGCTACTGGTCTTAGATGCCGAAGATCATCCCACGCGAGATCCGCGATGCCTTCCTCACCACCTACGCGGAGCGCAAGGGTAAGATCGGCGTGGCGAGGCTCTGGGAGGAACTCGAGCTCAGGGGAACGGTGAGTCGCGGCGCGTGCGAGAAGTGGGTTCACGACGCGAGGGCCCGCCGGCAGTTCAACTTCCGTCTTGGCGAGTATCACGCACCCGACGAGCTCCCCCCGATGCCCGACGGCCTGCCGCCGAAGCCGACGTTCGGTCGTCCGGCCACGCCGGCACCGCCGCCGAACCGCAAGATCCGCCGAGCCGACCGGGCCAAGATTGGCCCCGAGGTCCTGGCGATGCTGCGCGAGGGTCACACGGCGGTCTACGTCGCCGAGATGATGGTGATGAGCGTCGACACCGTGGAGCGCTGGCGGGCCAAGTGGCGGAAGGAGGGTGAGCTCGAGGCCACCACGGACGAGCAGCTCGCGAAGCTCGCGCGGGCCAAGTCGAACGACCCGATCCCCTACGACGAGCTCGACGACGAGTCGCGCACGGTGCTCGACGACTTCGCGCTGTTTCGCCCGGAGATCTTCGGTCGCTCCTCGCCGCCGTGGGCGACGATGTGCGCAACCCGTCTGACGGAGCTCTTCTTCATGCCGGGCGAGCAGTATGCGGTCTGCAACTTCAACCCGGGTCTCGGCAAGTCGACCGTCATCACCCATGACTGGTGTCTCTGGCTCGAGACCCTGGTGCGGTCCAAGGGCATCGAGCTCGTGTTCGTGCTCGGGCACCGGTCCGACGACAAGGCGAAGCTCTACATCCACCGGCTCCGGCGGACGATGGAGTCCAACGCCGAGCTGATCCGACGATACGGGCGGTTCAAGCCCGACCGCGCCGGCACTCGGTGGTCGAACGAGGCTCTGGACGTACAGCCGCTCCGCTGGTCGGATCTGCAGCAGAAGGAGGCGACGTTCAACTCGGCCTCCTACGAGAAGTCGATCCTGTCGGTCAGACCCGACGTGATGGTCTGGGACGACCTGATCGACAAGTCCAATGCCGCGAACGCCGACCAGCGCGAGAAGATGTTCGACTGGTGGGATCAGGAGGCCGAGACACGCCTCGAACCCGATGGCCTGCTCGTGCTGTCGAACGCGCGCTACGGGCCGGAGGACCTGTCGTGGCAGGTCCGTCAGCAGCTCGACGATGAGGAGACGGACGAGCTCGGCCAGCCCCGGCCAATCTACGAGCACATCGCGCTCCCGGCACACGACGAGAGCCGCTGCGAGCGGGCCGAGGTCGATGGCCGTGTGAAGCTCACGCACGGCGGGCCGTGGCCCGATGGGTGCCTGCTCGATCCTGTGCGGACGTCCTGGCGGCGGCTGCGGAAGGCGATGGGCAACAGCCGGCGATTCGAGCTCGTGTGGCAACAGGCCGACGTGGATCCCGTGGGCTTCCTGGCACAGCGCGTCTGGTTCGAGGGCGGTCGCGACTCCAAAGGCGCGATCTCCCCGGGGTGCCTCGAGCACGGGCTCCGCTTCGGCCAACTGTTCCGGCCCGAGGCCCCGGCGCTTTCGATGATCACCGTCGACCCGTCGGGCGCGAAGTGGTGGTCGGTCCAGCACATCGTCGGATGGGCCGATCGCGTTCACCAGGTTTACCGGGGCAAGCGTGCCATCATGCAGGCGCCCGACCTGCTCTATCGGAACCCCGACGGAACCTACAGCGGCCTGCTCCACGAGTGGTACGAGGCGGCGCGCGACGAAGGCGAGGGGGTGCTACCGACCTACCTCGTGGTCGAGCATCAATCGCAGCAACGCTGGCTCACCCAGTACGAGTTCGTGCAGACCTGGTGCTCCGAGCGCGGCGTCGCGCTCGTGCCGCACTCGACGACCAAGCAGACCAAGCCCGACCCCGATCGCGGCGTCGAGATGCTGGGCCCCATCTACCAGTTCGGGCGCGTGCGGATCCCGTACGGTGGCGGCGAGGAGCGGGCGTTCGCCGACCAGTTCATCAAGGAGGCCTGCGCCTGGCCGGAGGGCTCGACGTGGGACCTCGTGATGGGTCACTGGTTCTACGCGTTCCGATCCGATCCCCTGCTCGTCGCGCATCTGGCCGCGGAGGCGGCCGCCGACGACTACGACGACGACGACCAGATCTCGTGGGTCTCCCAGCGGATGCGCCAGCCCGCCCCGAGATGGGCCGAGGAGCGGCTCGCCGGCTTGACGCGCCGCTAGACGATGGGCGCGATGGCGACCTACCCGCTCGCTGCGCCGCCGAACGGCTCCGACGTGGCCGAAGAGGTCCGTGAGCGGTATCGGATCCTCGAAGCTCACTGGAACGGCCTCAGGTCCCGCCAGGCCGACATCCGGGCCCTCGTGGAGAACCGGTGGTGGGACGTCTACGGCTCGGACGTGTCGCGGGTGAACCTGCCGCTGATCGCCAACTTCTTCCGCGATCAGATCGAGGACATCGGGCGCCTGTTCGCCAAGGTGTACCCCATGACTCGCGTGTTCCCCGAGGGGCACCCCGACGAGGACGCCGCGGAGCGTCGTGAGCGGATCGTGGTCGGCTACGACGAGCGGTCGCATCTCCGGTTCAGTCTGAACGCCCACGGCATGGACCTCCCGGCCGCTGGCTACACGGCGATGCGGATCTGGCCGCAGAAGGGCTACCGGGGAGCCGAACGATTCCCGGTGTTCACCCGGATCGATCCGCTCTGCGTGCTGCCCGAACAGGAGTGGGGCGTGGACCGCCCGACCGAGTACGCGGCGGTCGCCGAGGAGTGGCCGGCCCTCAAGCTCGCCAAGCTGTTCCCCGAGGCCCATGCTCGGCTCGCCCAGAAGATCGGGCGCGGCGACTCCCGCTGGGCGGCGAGCACCTACGCGTACGACATCGCCTCGATGGCCGCGGCCGTGCGCGAGATGAAGATGCCCACGGTGAAGGTGGTCGACTGGTACTCGTGCGACTACATCGCCAAGGCTGCGATCTATCGCGACGGCGAGGGCCGCGACTCGACCGAGTTGCTGTTCTGGATGGCGAACGACACGCACGTCTGCCCGGTGCAGATCGCCTACCGCCCGAGCTGGGGCTCGGAGCCACAGGGGCTCCTTGACGACTCGAAGGGCCCGGTGCAAACACGCAACCGGTACTGGCACATGCTCGTTGATTACTTCGTTCAGATGGTCTACGGCGGAAAGCTCGTGTGGCAGGTGAAGAACCCTACCGAGCGCGGGCCGAACCAGACGTACTTCGCGATGGGCCCTGACGCCTTCATGAAGCCGATCGGTCCCGACGCGCCGTCGGTCGCGGCCCTGCAGGTGCTCGCCCAGCTCGAGGCCGAGAGCCGCGAGGGTGCGATCAAGCCGACCGCGCGTGAGGGCGAGACCCAGCTCAACAAGGCTACGGCCGCGTTCTTGACGCGGGCTCAGGGCAAGCTCTCCGACGTCGTGCAGGACTACCACGACCGCTTCGCCCTCATGAAGCAGGTCGCCAACGAGGCGGCGCTCGAGCAGGACCGGAAGTGGTGCGCGGCCGCCGGGAAGAAGGTTTCGGGGATCGCGAGGGGCCGGCGCTTCGCGATGACCTACGATACCGACGAGATCACCGACACGTCGACCTGGGTCTCCTATGGGCCGGCCTCCGGTCTGGACCTCCCCACCCATACGGTGCTCTCGCAGAACAAGGTCGCGCTCAAGCTGATGTCGCGGGAGACCGCCATCGAGCAGGATCCCACCGTCGAGGAGGCAGCCGAGGAGCTCGCCCGGGTCCGCGCCCAGGACCTCGGCGATGCGTTCTTGGCGCAGCTTGCCGCGAGCGGTGGTCTGTCCGCGATCGGTGAGGCGGTGCTCGCGTTCGATGAGGGCGTCGCGCTCAAGGACCTTGTGACCCGGACGCTTGCCGCACAGCGCCAGGAGCAGTCGCCCGTGCCCCCGGTGGTGGGTCCATCACCCGGACCCCCAGCCCCACCGGGGGCACCCAACCCAGCCGCGGCGCTCGGAACGCCGGAAGCGGAGTCGCCGGCGGTGCCACTCCCACCGCAGGAGCTCCTACGAGCAGGAAGGAGATGACCACATGGGAACGGTCGAGGAGCTGAAGCACGAGGCGGCGGAGCTCGGGATCGCCGGCTCGCCCAGCATGAAGAAGGCCGAGCTCGAAGAAGCCATCGAGTCGGCCAAGGCCGCCGACGCGCAGGTGCGCGTGGAGGCCGCTACCGAGCGGAACGAGGACGGCCAGGTCGACCTCGCTCGTCACGTGACGGCCCACGACGTGCCGAAGGCGGACCCGGAGGCCGAGGACGCGGCGATGCCGTTCCGCACGCCGAAGGCACCGTCCAAGGGCGCGATGGAGCTCGTCTACCGGGAGATCCCCTACTCCCCGGTCGCCTGCGGGGTGCATCGGTCGGCCGAGGTCGGACACTCACCGGAGGGGTACCAGCCCGGCTGCGACGGCTGCGCCGAGCAGCTGTCCATGATCGTCGAGCACATCCGTCGGGTGGCGTAGGTGCCAAGGCCTGGTCAGACCCCGCCGATCCGAGCCGGCAAAGACGCTCCTCACGGGGCATCGGCGGATCTGGCCAGGCTCGCGCAGGTTCCAGACGTCGCCGAGGGCCCGGCACCCGGCAACCCTGATGAGGGCCCGGTTCAAGAGCTGAACGACGGTTACGACGAGTTCATCATGGCGCCGTCGTCCAGGCCCGAAGAGCCGATCACGGCGGGTGCCCCGTTCGGGTCCGGGCCCAACTACGTGCGCCTGTCCTCGGAGGACGAGCGGACGTTCATGTTGCGGGTCGCCGAGGACCTCGAAGCGTCGGGAACCCCGGGCCTCGGGGACTACGTGGCCAAGATCCGCGAAGGCCGGTAGGCCGTGTCGATCCCCGAATCGATCCTGCGCGCGGAACAGCGCGAGAGCCCCGAGCTGCTCGATCTGTATCGGGCGGACGTTCCCCGGCGCATCTCCGACGTCGAACGAGCCTCGCGCGGCACGCTCCCGAGTCGGATGACACTGGCGCTCGCGCAGACGCAGTGGAACGCCCAGGACCTCACCCGAGCGGCCAAGCTTCTGTCTCGTCGATTCGACCTGGATCCTTCCTTCCTGTTCGAGCCCTACCGTGCGTCGGTCGTGTCGAGTCGAACAGGCGTGGCGAGCCTCCACACCGGTCTGTACACCGACCCGGTGACCGGTGGGCCGATCACGCTCGAGACCGCGCGTCGGTTCTACCCGATCGACGAGACCCGCATGGTGCGGCGGGTCCTGCGGTCGATCCTTACCGAGGCCGAGCCGCCGCCGTCAGCTGCGACCGGTCATGGGGTGGGGACGACGGGGATGATGGTGGTCGACCCGGCCCGCGTCGCCAAGGTGCTGCGTGCGTTCGCACCGGTCAGGGGGGAACGGTTCGAGCTCGTTCAAGCGATGGGTGCGGCGCTCGACATCGCTCGGTCGGACGTGGAGCTGGCGCTCCTTCGAGAGAACCTCGAGTACACGGCGAGGCTCCCCGGGCTCACCCCGCAGTTGCAGGTCGCCGCCGCTCACCAGGCCGCGCTCCGGGGCCGAGAGGTCCGCACGCTCGGGGACGTCGCGACCGCCCTGGACCCTCGGCTCGGCGAGGTCTTGAAGATGCACGAGGAGACCATCTCCCGACCCGTGTTCGCCGGGACCGGTGAGCTGCAGGCGGTGAAGCCTCGGACGGAGGAGATATCTCCGGCCCAGCTTGCCCTCGAGAGCGCACAGCAGACGAGCTACGTCGACCCGTCGCAGATCCGAGGCATCGAGGCCCAACAGCGGTTCGCGGAGACCGTGCTCTCAGGGTTGGCATCTCCTGGCGACTGGCTCTCGGTCCTCGAGGACGCCCAGTCCGACTACATCAAGGCGGGCAAGGAGATCGCCGAGCGAGCAGAGCTTCCGTTCACTGACACGTTCGTCGGTCGATCGGTCGGGACGACGTTGGACTTGCTTTCGCGGGGGGTCGGGGCGATCGAGCGGGTGGTGTTCGGGGAGGTCGTCGACGCGTTCGGGGACATCGGGCGGCACACGCGGGCTCTGGTTGACCCGTCGTATCACCTCACGGACGAGCCGGACCTGCCGAGGATCGCGGAGGCCCTTCGCGACTCCCGGGACATCATCTTGGGCCGGACCAACGTGTACACGGAGCTCCACGAGGACGCAGGTGTGCCGATGTGGGCGACGGCCGTGGCCGACCTGATCCTTGGCGGCAAGGTCGACCCGCTCATGTGGGGCTTGCGCTGGCGCTCGGGCGTCAAGGCCTCACATCTGATCTCGGGCCGAGTCGGCACGGCCTCGAGTGCTGAGTACATCTCGCGCGTCAACCAGTTCTTGGATCAGCCGGCTCGCCGGATAGGCGATCTGAAAGACGTGACGATCGCGCAGTATCTCCGTCGCGAGGCCGACCGTGCGCGGCGGCCGGAAGCGATGTTCGACCGCGCTGTCAACAACTACCGGCGATGGTTCGGTGTCGGGTCGGGCATCGACGCCGCTACGGCGAGCCGGGTCTGGGAGTTCAACCGGACGGCCCGGAAGCTCGGCCTGTCGGGTGAGCAGCGCGACGCCGCGATCCGTGGTCTCCTCGCAACGGCGATGGGGGTGCGGCCCAAGGCGGGGACCTTCGCCGAGGACATCCTGGAGCTTGACCGTGTGCTTCGCGTCCAGCGGACCGAGGCGCTTCACCGGACGTTCGCGACCACGATGGGCGTGCCGGCCTCGGCGACGGCCGCGGCGCAGCGCCGGACCAGAGAGGCTGGCCAGGCGTTGCAGGTGCTCGACGACGCGGCGGCTGATTTCGCCGGGGGGGTCGTCAGGATGCTCGAGATCCCCCATATCGCCGGCGGGCGCCTGACCGGTGCCTCGCTTGCCCGGTTCAACAACTGGCTGCGGACGACCGAGTTCGCCGGCACCGACATCGGCCGGACCATCCGGGCGCTTCCCCAGACGAACCCGCGTCGCTACGGATCGCGGATCGTGTTCGAGATCGAAGATGCCGATGTCGTTCGCGACTTCGAGCGCGCCCTGATCCGCTCCAAGGTCGCCTCGCCGGATGAGATCGCTCGAGCCAAGACGCAGTTCGCGGCCGCCGTCGACCGACGCAACCCGACCAGAGAGACCGACTTCAAGCGGGTCGTGGGCGAGTGGAACGCCCGCATCCGGGAGCGCAAGAACGCCAAGTACGGCATCGACGCGGCGCTCTCGGCTCGCATCGTCCAGCACCTACAGAAGATCTATGGTGGCGGGACGGGCGGGAGGCGCCAGACCTTCGCAGCCTTTGCGGGCACCGAGGCCGAGCGCATCAGGATCCGGGGCCTCCGGCGGGCGCTTCGGGGCGCCGGTCGTGAAGAGCGCGAGGCGCTCGAGCAGGCCATCCGGGATGCCGAGGCGGGCATCACGAGCGTTACGAGCGAGTTCCAGCCGTTCCTGCGGTCGCAGTTCGACAACACCTACGAGATGCTTGACCCGGTGCTCTACGAGCTCGGGATCGCCGAGATCATGGGAACACTCCGCAAGTGGACGCGGGCTCAGCGCGTGACCCTCGGGAACCTCGGCAACGTCCCGGAGCTCGAACGCGCGCTCAAGGCGGCGAAGGCGGCGAACAACGACGCCGAGGTCGCACGACTCACGGAGGCGATCGCCTCGGCCCGCTCCGCCAAGGCGATCCTGCCGATCCGCCGTGGTGTGGACCGGGCGGCCGACCTGCTCATCTCGCAGGCCTTCCTCGCCGTGTGGAAGCCGCTCGCGGTGCTCCGCCCGGCATACATCCTGCGCGTGGTCGGGATCGAGGAGCAGAGCCGGTTCCTCGCGACCGTCGGGCTCATGCGCCGGCTCCAGACCGGCAAGCGGTCGGGGCCCCTGCTCGCTCGCCTCGGGATGAACGAGCCGCAGCGGCTCCCCGTCGGCTTCAAGCTCCCGGAGGCGCCAGGTCAGCGCGGTCAGGAGCTCGAGGACGCGATCTTGTTCCTGAACGACCGGACCCACCGGGGGATCATCGACGACATCGGCTTCAACCCGGACCACCAAGACCGGGGTGGCGCCCTCGCCGACGTGATCCTCACGGGCGGGGCGTGGGACGACCAGATGCGCCAGGCTGCGCTCACGATCGCCACCACGTACCCGCGTCAGCTCGCGGCGATCGGCATCGACGCCGGAAAGCTCCGGGTGCGAGGCGACGCGGCCAAGAACGCGACCCAGGCGCTCGAGGCCCAGCGGCGGATCGACGAGGGCATCATGACGTTCGCGCTGCCGGGCATCCCGAACGAGCAGCTCGTGAACGCCGGGGCTGCCGCCTCACACGTGCTCACCCAATCCGACGACGCTCTTCGCCGTGTGTTCGGGCAGCTCCGGCCAGGCCGCTGGGACGCGATCGGTCGTGACGCGGACAACTTCGACGATTACTGGTGGCACGTGCTGGTTCATCAATACGGGACGGATCCGATGGGCAATCGCATCCTGGGGAGCGTGGGGCGAGGTAGGGACACCGAGGACATCGTCGACGACATCATGCGCTGGCTCAAGGACACGCGCGGGGAGGGCCCGTCCTACGCGAAGGGCCTGCTGCACGGTGCCGAGGAGGTCACCGACGACCTGCTCGAGTTCGAGGTCCGCCGGGCGGCCGCCTACGCCGAGGACATCACGGCCGGGCATTCCGAGCTCGCCTCGGCCGCCGCGGTGAACCAGCTCGACATCTCCGTGCTGAGAGCGATCCCGCAGGGCGAAAAGCCGCTCTTCGTGCACGGCCCCGAGATGGCCGAGTTCTTCACGGGGCAGGTTGGACCGTTCAAGCGAGCCCGAGACATCATGGGCCGGCTGATCCTGCAGACCCCGACGAATACGCTTTCGCGCCAGCCCTACTTCAAGCACTGGTACGACGTCACCTACCGCTCGCTCGTGGAGAACGCGCGCGAGATGGGGTGGTCAGCCGAGCAGATCCAGCGGGGGCTACCCGGCTTCCGCGAGACCGCACGGCAGCAGGGCATCTCGCAGGTCCGGCGCATCATGTTCGACTTCTCGCGGACCGGTCGGTTCGAGGAGATGACCCGCTTCGGCCTGGTATTCGTGCAGCCCTTCCTCGAGTTCCCGCTCGTGTGGTCGCGGATCATCCGTCAGCGCCCCGAGGTCCTCGGGCACGCGCTCCGCCTCGGGCGGAACGCCATGCAGTCGGGGTTCGTCAAGCGCGACCCGGAGACCGGGGAGCTCGTGATCCCGCTCTCGTGGTGGGCCGGCGCCGCTCCGCTCCTCGCGGCGTTCACCGGGGGACGGCTCAAGCCCGGTGCCGGCGGCGGGTGGGAGCTCATGGCCAACCTGTCGAGCTTCAACCTGTTCGCCCAAGGTGCCTTCCCGGTGAACCTCGGGGGTTTCGCCGGCACAGAGTTCCCGATCCCGGTGCCCTCGCTCGCGCCGCCGTTCCAGATGGCCATGCAGAACTGGCTCGCCTCCTCGAACGTGAACGCTCGGCTGAAAGCACGCGTGGAGTCGTGGCTCTTCCAGTTCGGAGACATCAATGTCGTCCAGCCAGAGGCCCTGCTCCCGGCCTGGCTCCGCTACGGGATCGAGACGGCCTTCCCGGACACCGCGCGGAATACGGCTGATTTCAACGCGACCCACTTCCTGCAGCTCCAGGAGGCGATGGGCCTTGAGCCGAACCCCGAGCTCGCTCGCAGGCAGTCCCGGAAGCTCGCAGCGGCGCGGATGTTCTTCGCGTGGGTGTTCCCCGCAGCGCCCAAGGTCGAGTTCCCGACGGTCGACCTCGAGCGCGAGTACCGATCGCTGATCGAGCTGCACGGCCCGCTCGAGGGCCGCACTCGATTCATGGCCACGCACGAGGATCTCCGGCTGATGACGATCGCCCGAACCTTCTGGGACGCGGACGATCCGAACGATCCCCTCGCATCGCCGGTCCCGATCCCGGCCAACCGCGCGGTCGCCGAGCTCCTGTCGACCAAGGGCGCCCGCGAGTTCGCCCAGCTTCACCCGGAATGGGTGTGGGCGATCATCCCGCGTGAGCTGTACGAGGAGGGCAAGTTCGACCCGGGCATCTTCTTCTCGCAGATCGCCGCGGGGCTGCGACACGTTCGCTCGCCAGAGGAGTTCATCGCCGAGGGCGAGCGGCAGTCCGGCTGGGACGCGTTCTTCACCGAGGACGCGCGGTATCGGGCGCTCGTGGATGCCCTGGCCCAGCAGCGGATCGGGGAGGGCGATCCCGGCTACGACGAGCTCAAGAACGACCACGACGCCGCGCTCAAGGAGATCCGCGACCTGTACCCCGCGTGGCGGACCGATTTCGACTCCCACTCGTCCGAACAGGTGGAGAGTCGGGTCATGGCCATCGCCCGCGAGCTTGCGAAGGACAAGCTCTTCTCCAAGACCGAGGTCGGTCAGTGGCTTCGGGGCTTCCTACCCCTGTTCGACCTCACCCGTGATCGACTGTCGGAGGCGAACCTCCGAACGCTCGAGTCCAAGACGGCGGAGCGCCTGGGCATCGTGGCCGACTGGGAGAAGGGCCTCAAGATCCTCGGACTCGCTTTCCCTCAGGGCGAGCAGGCCTATCGCCTGTTCTTCGACCGGGCGCTCAAAGCTGGCGTCAGAACGGTCGGTGACCGGCTGCTCGACGCGATCCCGGAGGCCGCCTACGACGAGAAGATCAACCCGTGGTGGTCCGAGATGGAGGAGCTTCGCGCCGCGATTGACCTCTCGGGTCCCGAGGAGGAGCGGAACGCTGCCTACGCAGCTCTTCGTGCCTGGGTGAACGGGTCCTATGACGCCTTCTCGACCAAGCAGAACCCGATGATCCTTCGGTGGGAAACCTGGTCACCGTCCGAGAGGGAGGGCTACCTGCTCTCGCTCGTGGCACGCTCCTACCAGTTCAACAGCCGGTTCGACCACGAGACCGTCCTCGGGGAGCAGACCTCGGCCGGCGCCGAGCAGCTCTGGGGCATGTACGAGCAGGTCCGGCTCGCGATTGCTGAGCAGGAGGCGACCGACCCCGCCTTCTCCTCGACGAGGGCCTATGCGGCGCTCGACTCGTGGATACGCCAGCAGACCGCGGCGGATCCGGTGTTCGCCGCGCAGGTCGCCCACGCCAACACCTGGGGGTGGAGCTTCGAGCAGGTCCTCAACCGACGCGACGACACGTGGGGGTTCATCGGAGCCGAGGAGGCGCGCCCGTACTGGGACGGACTGCTTGACGCTGTGCGGCAGGTTCAAGGCGTGGTGGAGCGGGCGGACCTGCACGGGCTCGAGGACACCGCGACCAAGGCGATCGCCTACCGCACCATGATCGAGTCGGTCAGGAGCTACGTGAACCAGCTGAGGGAGGCCTCCCCGGTGTTCCGCGCCGAGTGGGATTGGCTCGACAAGGAGAACGGGCCGGACTCCGCGCTCGAGATCTTCATCCCGAACACCTGGTATCGCCTCGGGGGGGTGCCTGAGTGAGCACGAGGCCAGAGGAGCTTGGACCGACTGGACACGGCGTCGGGACGACCGGCATGCCCCCGGCTGGTACGCCGGGGGACGAGGGCACGAGCGGGACGCAGCCGCCTGCGTTCGAGCTGACTCCCGAAGATGTCGCCGCCATCATTGCGGCCGGGCAGGGCCCAGCGTCGCAGCCCGAGGATCCCGACAAGCCGCGGGCGGAGCGCATCTACTACGAGGTCTGGGGGCGGCTCCCGCCGAAGGGCTGGTGGAAGAACGTCCAGCACTTGTCGGACTTCGAGATCTACGACTCGCTGCTCGGAAGTCAGGGCGTCGAACGCACGCAGTACTGGCGTGACAAGGGCGCCGAGGTCGCCGCTACGATCGCGCGACTGATGGGGCGGAGATAGATGGCCGACGCCTCGGTCGCGCGGTTCCTCCGGATCCTCCGCCGGCAGCTCGGCAAGGGCTACACGTTCGGCTCGGAGGGTCCGCGGCAGTTCGACTGCTCGGGTCTCGTGTGGTGGGCGCTCTCGCGCGCCGGCGTCAACGTCCCGCGGTCGACCGCCAACGGCTACTACCAGACGTTCCCCGGTGCGAACACTCAGAAGCTCCGCCCGGGCGACCTGCTCTTCTTCAACTTCGGGCGGCTCGGCGAGGGGCAGGCCGATCACATGGGCGTCTACATCGGGAACGGGAAGATGATCGACGCTTCGTCCTCCAACGACCGGGTGCTGGCCCGCGCGGTCTCGTGGGGGAACCTGATCGGCGCCGGCCGGGCCGCGTCCCTCTCGCGGTCCTCGCAGGCCGAGGTCGCCGGGGCCCTCAAGAACCTGGGTCCGGCTGGTGGTGGCGGCGGTGGTGGAGGTGGGGTCCCCGGCTGGGCCAAGGGCGGGGACGATCTCACCCGCGGCGAGCTCCGGGGGATCTTGCGAGGTCTCGGTCTCTCACCCGACCAGTTCATGCCGCTCGTCGAGCAGGCGATCCGGGGCCAGTGGTCGGTCTACGAGGTCGAGGCGGCGGTGTACGAGTCCAAGGTGTTCCAGCGCACCTTCCCCGGCATCTTCAACGCCGACGGTTCGCTCAAGATGACGCCGGCCGAGTACATCCGGGTCGCCTATGGCCCGAACGGCTACGCCGACATCGCTCGCGAGTACGGCATCCGGGTCGACCGGCGCCTGATCGGGGCGCTCATCGGCAACAACAAGTCCCCCGACGAGTGGGCGTTCGAGGCCAACGTGATCCGTGAGGCGAAGATCCGCGAGCCGTTCCGTCAGGCCATCAACCGCACGCTCCGGGCGATGGGGCAAGATCCGGTGGGCATGAAGGAATGGGCTGACTACGTGGCCAGGAAGCCCAACGCGCGAATCGCCAACATCTACGAGGCGGCCACCCTGCAGGCAACCGACGACCTGGCCATCAACGCGCGTCAGGCGGTAGCTGCGTCACGTCAGATCGGCGCTCATGGCGAGATCGTGGACCTCACGGACCTCGTCGCGAAGGTGCGGGCCATCAAGGACTTCATCGCGCCGGAGCTCCGGGCCGCTGGCATCTCCGATGCGGACCTCGCCGTGCTCGAGTCGGGTGCGGATCCGCGGAACCTCCGAGGGACGCTTGATCAGATCACCCGGAACCGGAACGCGCTGGTCGGACAGCGGCTCGTGGGTGCTCAGGCCGGAGCGCCTCAGTACGCCGCGGCGAGGGAGGGTCTCTAGCTCCTCCCGTGTCGTGCCGCTCTCCTGGGCGAGTGCTGGTAGAACAGGGTCTCAGCGCGCCGGCGTGCAGCTTTGCGCGTGGAGAAGGCCCGCAGGTAGGTCCGCGTCCACTCGCTCGCCTTGCCCGATCGCGAGCCCTTGCCTGTCGGCTTGTAGAGCATCGTCACGAACCGGCCATCGTGTGGTCCACCGCGCACGCGCTCGGTCGTGTAGGCCGTGACCCAGCCATCCTCGCAGTCCCACCTCGCCTGCCGGGCGGAGCCGTTCCAGCGCGCCACCACCCTGGCCAGACTGGCGTTCATCAACGCCGTCAGCCGCTCCATCTCCGGCTCCATCTCGGTCGGCATCCCGACCTCCTTTCTGGTCCGATCCCACGCCGGACCTACCCACCATTCTAAAAACGGGGCAGCGGAAATCGCCTCTGGGCCAGCAGATATGGGCTCGGACAGGCCTGTGACCTGCGACGATGTGAGCCGTGCAGGAAACTTGACACCTGCCTCGCAGGCGGTCTCGCCCGACAAAGGGCTCAATTCAGACTCCGAGACCCTGTCTGACCTGCGAGAAAAGAATCTTGAACTTTCTTCTGGGCCCGGTCTGCTTGACACGTCCGGCGAGCCTGATGCCGAGGGCGGAACGACCGCCCCGGCGGGAAGCCCGCCGATCGACCTCAAGGAGGCCGGTGCATCATGCAGACCGACCCACCGGGCGACCCGCAAGGCGGGTACGACCAAGGGGCAGGTGCGACGGGGACTCCGCCCCCCGGGCCCGACGAGGCCCTCAAGCGAGAGAACGCCGAGCTGCGGGAGAAGAACCGACAGCTGCAGGCGCAGGCACTCGGAGCGACGCACGGCCTTACGCCGACGCAGATCGAGCTCCTGGCCGGACAAGACCTAGACAAACAGGCCACATTCGCGTCCAAGCTCGCTGAGGAGGCCAAGGCCACGCAACCGGCTCAGCCGGCACCGACTCCGACGCCCGCGCCGACGGGTGAGCCTCCGGCCCAGCCGGCCGCTCAGCCCCAGCAGCCGACGCCGGTCCCCGATCCAGCCGCTCAGGCCGCTCAAGACGCGATGGCCGCTGGGGGGGCAGCTCCCTACCCGGGCGTCGCGCCGACAGGGGCGGGTGGAGGCGAGTCCTACGACCAGAAGGTCGCGCGGATCGCCGCCGAGAACCCGCCGCACGTGGCCTGGGAGAAGCTCGGCGCCCTCCAGTCCGAAGAGCTAGCCAAAGCCCGCGAGGAGCAGGCCCCCTAACCGAGGTCTCGACTCTTCCGGGAGGAGGAGTCGAAGATGCCTGCTCCATCGATGCTTACAACCGATGGTGCCGGGTTCATCGGTGGCGACACCGTAAAGACGGTGTTCCAGACCGCCGCGCTGATGGCCTTCCGAGCCGGCTTCGTGTACCGCCGTGTGGCGGACGTGAAGTGGGCCGGTGGTCGCGGGGCGGAGCCGATGCCTGGCAACGCTGTGACGTTCACGCTCATCAGTGCCCTGGCTCCGGCGACGACTGCGCTCGCTGAGGGCACCGAGCCGGCGGCCGTCAACATGGCCGACACCCAAAAGACCGTGACCCTGGTCGAGCAGGGCAACGCGGTCAAGCACACGCGGAAGCTCCGCCTGACCTCGTTCCTGTCGCTGGACCTGGCGGTCCCGCAGGAGATCGCCCAGAACATGGAGGAGTCCGTCGACCTCATCGCTCGCGATGTGCTGGTCGCCGGGACCAACGTGCTCTACGGCGGGGCGGCGACCTCCCGGGTGACCGTGGCGGCTGGCCACACGCTCGCCGGCAACAACATCCGCCGGGCCCGGGCGTTCTTGGCGGGCAAGAACACGCCGCCCCCTCCGGGGTCGATGCTGTACGTCGCGTTCGGTCACCCGGACGTGTCCTACGACCTGCAGGCGGAGAGCGGGCAGCAGGCGTGGTCCTACCCACACGGCAACACCGACCCGAACGCCCTGTACATGGGCGAGATCGGGGCCTTCGGTGGGGTCCGGTGGGTGGAGAACCCCAACGCGCGGATCTTCGTCGACGCGGGCGTGGGCGGAACCGTCGACGTGTACGCGACGATCTGCACGGGCAAGCAGGCCCTCGGCGAGGGCGTCGGTGACCCGCAGCACGTGGTGATCTCCGGGCCGTTCGACGACCTGCAGCGATTCATCTCGGTCGGCTGGTACGCCCTCCTGGGCTACGGCCGGATCCGAGAGAACTCGCTCATCCGGTACGAGACCAGCTCGAGCATCGGGGCGAACTGAGCCCTGAGCGGGTGGTGGGGGTGCCCCGGCGCCCCCACCTTCCCCGTGGGAGGAGGCCGTGGCGACCGCTTCGTACTTCTTGCCGCCCGTCGAGGCAGCGACCTCGATCGTGCGTGGGACCTTCGCGACCCGTCGCTACGACCGACAGACCCCAAAGTTCCGCCAGCTGTTCTTCGGGACGCGGCGTGGCCGCGACGTCTGGATCACACCCGGCGGCGTGGCCTACCTCGACCAGGCCCAAGGCGAGGCTGCGGGCGGCATCAAGTACCGCGGTGGCACCTGGAACGGCCCGCTGACCTCGGCTCAGGTGAGCGCGATCACGACCGCCGGCTACGCCGCGCGGATCGCGACGGTCGACGACACGCGCTTGGGCACGGACCTGCCGGGCTGGATCGACGGATGAGGCGCCGCTGGCCTCCGCCGTATCTCTGGGAGGACGAGCGCAACGCGCCCCCTTCTCGCGCGATGGCGCGTTGCGGTCATCTCTCGTGCGTCGAGGTCGACGATCTCGCGCTCATCGACGGGATCTTCCTGTGCTGGCTTCACCGGGCCGGCTTGACTCGGGCGCTGACGATGGAGCCGATGAGCGCCGTGCCCCGATGCCGATGTGGCGAACCCGCCACGGCGAACGGTCGTGAGTGCGGCGCCTGCTTCCGCGACCGACTCTGCTCGGTGCACAACGGATACACCCCGACCCGGACGGTGGGCGCCGGCCAGGTGGATCCGGCCAAGACCCGTCGCTGGGACTCGCGCCTCGAGGACTACCGCAAGGTCCGCCACGAGGGATCCCAGCCGGCGGGGACCAAGCGACGACAGATCGACGCCGCGAAGCGACGCTCCGACGAGGCCCAAGCCGCGTTCCGGGCCGATCGCACGAACCTCGAGAGGGAGGTCGCATGACGATCTTGGCGAAACGCTCCGGCCTCACGGGCGTCGATGGGGCTCAGGTCATCGGGCAGCCGGTGCCGGTGGACGTGGGGCCCGAGGGCGTGCTCGGGACCTTTCGATACACGGTTGCCCCCGCCGCAGCCACCATCAACGTCCGCGCGAAGATCCAGGTCTCCACCGATGGCGTCGTGTGGCATGACATCGCCCGATTCATCGACCAGACCGACCTCGACGGCGCGGGCGCCGAGCGGATCGCGCGCCTTCCATCTGTGGCCGCAGCCGCCGAGTCAGCCGTGACCGACACGAACCTGACGACTGCGGCAGGCGCCGCGGTCCTCTCGGACGTAGCCTCCGGGCGCCTGCTTATGCGGGCCGTCACGATGCTGCAGACCTTGACGGGGGGCGGGACGCCGACCGTGGGAATCGTGGTCTCGGCCTCGGCCAGGGAAGCGGGTGGCTGATGGCCGAGGAAGAGCGGGAACCGGAGCTCTGGGAGCGATCACTGTTCGTCGCCGGTCGCGCTGTCGCGATCGGTCACGGCGATCGCGACGAGGATGGGCGCCAAGACGTGTATCACTTCGCTGCAGGCGATCCCGTGCCCTTCGCTGAAAAGCTCGAGGGGCTGCAGGGCCTCGTGGTGAACGGCTATCTGATCCCCGAGGAGGTCTACGAGCAGGATTCTGTCTATGGACCCGGACCCGACGGACCCGTGCGGGTCGGATCGGTGGACGGTTAGATGCCACTCGGCCTCTCAGATGCCCGTGAGAACACGGTCATCGACCACATCTTCCGGAATGCCGCCTTCACGCCTCCGACCACGGTGTACGTCGCCCTGCACACCGCCTATCCGGGGGACACCGGTGCCAGCGAAGTCGCCGGCGGCTCCTACGCCCGTCAGGCCCTCGAGCTCGACGCCGCGGCAGCCGGTGCTTCCCAGAACACGAACATCGAGGACTTCGTCGGGATGCCCGCGGTCACTGGCGACGGTGTCTGGGGCGTCTCGATCTGGGATGCCGTCTCGGCCGGCAACTGCATGGCGACCGCTGTCATGCAACCGGCCGGCGGGCATCGGCGCGCGTTCAGCGGCAACGACGTCGCCGGTGACACGATCTCGTCGGCGACCCACGGCCTGACGACCGATGACCGGGTTGTGTTCCTGCCACTGCGAGGCGCAGTCGCGCTCCCGGCAGGGATCACCGAGGGAACGCTGTACTTCGTCCGTTCCGGCGGCCTCACGGTCGATGCGTTCACCTTCGCGACGACCTCGGGGGGCGCCGCCGTCAACATCACAGCGGTTGGGACGGGCGTGCTCTTCAAGGTGACGAACAAGATCGTGAACGTCGGCGACACGCTTCGCCTGCCCGTCGGGGACCTCGACTTCTTCGTGGACTAGCTCGTGGCGATCGCGCATAGAGCCACAGACGCGGCGACCTACAGCCAGAACACCTTCTCACCGACCATCAATGCCGCCCAGCTCACGGGCGACATGATGATCCTGATCGCGGGTGGCAAGAGCCACACCATCGAGGACTGGACGATGACCGCTGGCTGGACCGCGTTGGCTAGCGGCCAAAGCGGCACAGTCGGTGCGGGCACCGACACCGGCTCGATGGTGATGCAGGTCTGGTACAAGGAGGCGACCTCCGACACCGAGGCCAACCCGACGCTCACGGAGGTCACCGCGTGGAACGTGGCTGGCGCCTTCGTGATGGTCTTCTCGAAAGCTGCTGGTGAGATCTGGGTGCCGCCGACAGTCGTCTATGGCGCGGACACGGCGATCGGCACCGCGATCTCGGCGACGATGTCTGCCGACAACAGTCTTGCTGCGAATGACCACGTTATATGTGCGTGCGCTATCAACACCGACGCGATGGGGCCGCTCACCACGGACCTCTCGGCCTCGCAGGCCGGCGTGACGTTCGGATCGTTTACCGCGCGCCAGGAGACCGAGACGATCACGGGCGGCGACATGTCGCTCCACGCTACTGAGGCCGCTGTGACCGCAGGCCCGAGCTCGGCGGCTGCGGTCCTGTCCGGCACGGGCACCGCTTCCGGCGGCGCCGATGAAGTCCAGGCTGCCTATATCCGCCTCCGTGTGGCGCTTGCCGCGTCCTTGTTGCTCCCCAACCCGTACCGCGACTCTGCCTACACAAGGATGTGAAGAACGATGGCATACGGCTTTCTCTACTCGGTCTCCGAGGACATCATCGCTGTGACGGCGGCAGCCGACCTGTTCGTCATCACCGTCGCGACCGATATCCCGATCGTGCTCCATGAGCTGAGACTCGGGAACACGACGGATCTCGGAGACGCGAATGAGGAGACGCTTCGGATCGGCATCTTCCGAGGGATCACTGTTGGGACGGCGGGTGCGGCTCTGACCGAGACGCCGCTGCATCCGCGAGCTCCGACGGCCACAGCAGCGGTCACCGGCATCTCGAACACGCCGTCTACTGTCGGCACGCGGATCGGGCTGATCCCGTGGAACGTCCGGCAGGCCGGCCCTGCGTTCATCGCGACCGACCTCTCGAAGATCGGACCGATCAACGCAGCCCAGGACCCCGTCGCGTTTCGTCTGCTTGCAGCTCCGGCCGACTCCATCTCGATCTTCACTGAGCTTATCTACGAGGAGCTGTAGGTGCTGACCGGCGGACCGTTCCGCCGTCGCTGGGTCCAGCCGCCGAGGAGCCACTATCCGAAGCGTTTCGTCTGGACGCTCGGGGTACCGATCGTGACTGCTGAGGCTGCCTTCTTCGCCGAGGCCGTGCTCTCGGGTGCTCCATTCAACATCGCGGTTGCTGCTAGCGCGATCCAGGCGGAGGCCTCGCTCTCCGCCTCGAGCTTCAAGATCATCCCGGCGGCCGCAGCGGTTGAGGCCGAGGCCGTGCTCTCGGGGAGGCTCGTGTTCCTAGTAACAGCCGCGGGGGCCATCTTCGCGGAGGGTAGCCTCACCGGTGCTCCCCTCGTGCAGGTCCGTGGTGCGGCAGCCTTCCACGCTGGGGCGGACCTCGGCGCACAGATTCAGGCGATTCGAGTCGCGGCCACCGCCATCTTCGCGGAGGCCCACACCGGTGCGTCTCCGTTCCTGCTCGTGACGGCTCGTGGGGCCATCTTCGCCGAGGCCGTGTTCGCCGCCAACGGGACCATCATCGTTGGGGTCGTCATCCCCGCCCCGGGCATCGTCAGCCTGCTTGCCCGACCCCTGTATGAATCGAACGTGGGCACCAGGGACCCGAGTGTCGCAAGCGTCGTGGCCGTGCCTGCGGGCGCGGGCTCCGTGACCACCCGGCCCGTGGGCGAGGGGAGCCCGGATGCCTGACCGGGTCTACGACCAGGGCGACACTGTTCGGCTCGAGGCCTCGTTCCAGGCCGCGGGCGCGCTCTCTGATCCGACCACCATCGTCCTGACGATCACGGATCCGGCCGGCAACGTCACGACCAGGAACTGGCCGACGCCCGCGGACATCACCAAGGTCGCCGTCGGGCGGTTCCGATACGACCATGCGCTGGCCGCCGCCGCCGCCATCGGCGACTGGCAGGCGAAGTGGGTAACGACCGGGGTGCCGGCGCTCACCGAGTTCGCCTACTTCACGGTGCGCGCCGAGCCCCGTCAAGACCTCGTGCGGTCGGTGCGAGGACTCATGAAGGACCGCCCACATCGGTTCTACGTCAACGACAACCCGCTGAGCGCAGGCGCCCTCGTCATCAACACGAGCCCGCTCGGTGACGCGAGCAAGATCTCGCACTCGGGACTGTGGCTCGAGTTCGATGATGGAACCGACGAGCTCGCGGTCTCATCGGCCCCCGGCGATGCGACCGCTGGAACGGTGCCTATCTTGCGAGGCCAAGATGGCACGGCTGGGCGATCCCACGTCCAGGGAACCGCGGTGCTCGTGGAGGCGCGACTCCGCCGCCGCGAGATCCTCGACGCGGCCCGACAGATCGTGGACCTCGAGCTCTGGCCGCACGTCTGGGTGCCCGGCGAGATCGCCCTCGCGTATCAGGCGTCCACGACCTACTACGTCTCGACGGTCCCGGACATCGAGGAGGTCGTCCTCGCCTACCAGGTCGTGGCCGGCGAGATCTACGGCCTCGACGCTTCCTACCTGCCGCCGGTACTCGCCGATGAGGCCAACTTCCCGAACGGCGCGATCATCGTGCCTCGCACGGTCGACGCGTCGGCGATCCGCCTCGCCTACCGAGCGCGCCCGACCCTCGGCAACCTCACCGAGGAGCTCCGGGCCCTCACGGAGCTCGGCGTCTGTGCGCGGCTGCAGCTGCTCGAGGAGTCCGGCGGCGTGGCCCCCGACGCTGGGACGCTGCACGCCTCGATCGTCCCGGGTGCCAGGGCGCGCGCCGCTGTGTTCGAGTGGCAGAGCTTCACCGATGCCCGGTCACGGCATCAGCAATCCTTGCTTGCCGCTGAGGATCATCGCCGGCGCCGGGTCAACCGGGGCGTGGCGTGAGCCGCTCGGACTTCGGCGACTTCCGGATCGGGGGCATCTGGTACAAGGTCGCCGACAACGAGCAGTTCTTCGCCCAGACCGGCCTGCGAGGGGTGCGCCGAACGTGGCGATCGCTGTTCGCGGAGCGCCAGGGCGTTCCGGGCTCGCCTGGCGTCCAGAACCTTCGGGAGGACGACTTGCGCTGGTTGCAGGACTCCTGGGTCGGCGGGGAGGGCTACCGGGTCGTCGACCCCGGCGACGACGCCAGCTTCCGACGTTACGAGCGTTCCGTCGGCGTTGACCTGGTGAACCCCGGCGAGGTTCGGCTCGCTCGTGCGCTCGCTCAGGTCGGGTCGTCTGGGGGCGGCGCCTCGACCACGATCCAGGGCAACACCTTCGTCGACGTCGTGGGGACCTCGACGGACGTGGGCAACGACACCCGCCTGAACGCCGTGGGCGACATCGTGCGAGCCGACGCCTCGCTCGCCAACGGGACCTACCAGGTCGACTACTACGCGTACATGGACCCGCTGGCCGTGATCGAGGGCAACACGTTCGTCCAGGTCACGCCCACCACACACAACGTCGGCTCGGACAAGTTCTTGGACACCGAAGGCGCGGTGGTGGAGGTCACAGGCCAGGATCCGCTCAACTTCCAGACGGTCGTGACGTTCAGCGGTTGGGTGAACGGTGGCGGCGACACGCAGCCCATCACGCTCTACGTCACGATCCGAGACAACGCCAACGACAACGTGATCGTCTCCAAGTTGTTCGTGGTCACCCCCGACCCGCCCTTGACGGATGTGGCCTGGTCGCAGGCGCTCACGTTCACGGCCGCAGCAGGCAAGGCGTACAAGTACCGGATCAAGGCCTCGGTGCTGAGTCCCGCTCAGGTTGCCAAGCTCGACAAGGTGACCGTCGACGAGCAAGACGCCAAGACGCTGTTGTGGGAGCTCCGCGATACCGCATCGACCGTGTTCGCATCGGGGGAGGTCGACCTGCAGGGCATCCAGGCGGCTGGAACGATCGTCGCATCGACCTCGATCCAGATCACCGGTGGTCCGCTGACCCGCCGGTTCCGCTTCACCCGACAGGCCGGGGCGTCCCGGAAGATGCTCGTCGACAAAGTGGTCTATTCCCTCGTCACGCTGAACGATCCGCGGCTCGTGGAGCTCGGCAAGGGCGATCGGTTCTGGCTGCTCGACTTCTCGGCCTCGGCCTCTCCGTCGGTCCTCGTGTACGACGCGCAGAACAACGAATGGGATGCCGTAGGCAACATCGGACCCTCCGCCGCCAAGGGCATCTGTCAGGCACACTCGGACTCGTTCGAGTTCTTCGCGCTCGACAACAAGATCGTCTACCGGGCCAACACGCCGGCGGTGGTCGCTCAATACACGGTCGCGGCGACCGACATGCCGGCCGGCATCGCCGTGGGGGGGAACCGCCTTCTGATCCTCACGGAGTCACAGGCGTCAGGCTCGCAGCTGTTCTCTGTCCCGCTCGAGGGGACGCCGAACGTGGCACTCGGAACGGCCGTGTACGTGGTCGGCAACGCCGGCATCTCGGCTCCGAATGTCGACGAGCCGCACCGGATGGCCGGGACCAAGAACGGGTGCGTGTTCTTCTGCAACCAGGGCCCCGACTGCTGGGTCTACCAGTGGGACGGCGTGGCTGGCGTGGCCGTGAACAACCTGCCTCGGGGCTTCCGGGGCGAGGCGATCGCGCACGGCATCGGGATCACGACGATCGCCGGGTCCCTCCCGGCTCCTGACAGCGACGGCACGACGCGTCGGCGCCCTGCCGTGTTCCAGCTCGGTCCCGACGGTGTGCCGGTGGAGCTCGACGTGCGCCTGTGGCGTGACGGCGATCCATCCACCAAGGTCGTCGGGATCCAGCTCTACGGGACCGCGATCCACGTCCAAACGGACCTCGCGGCGATCGGAGCGACGAACCGGCGCATGCGATGGTGGAGGATCTCGCTCCGGGCTCCGGTCGCGGCGTTCTGTGAGCAGGAGGTCATCACCGACCAGTCGCAGGCGACCGCGAACGCCGGTGGCCTCGCGATCAACCACCGCGACCGCGTGATGATCTGGCGGAAGGGCAACCCCTACGTCGCGCGCGAGACTTACCCGACCTCCGGGTACGGCTCGCTCGTGTCCTCCCGCTACGCCTACGGCGTGGCCGAGACCAAGCAGCTGATCGGGATCTTGGTGGTCGGGCAGTTCCCGGCTGGCACGTCGGCCGAGGTCTGGTACGCCACGGACGACGGGACTTTCGCGCTCGCCCAATCGTTCGTGGCCTCTGGAGGGGTGCAGATTGCGACGCCGGACGTCCGGGTTCCCTTCAAATACCTGCAGACGGAGCTCCGCCTGCGGACGACCGATGCCACCAAAACGCCGGTGGTGTTCTCGATCGACCCGATCTCGTTCTGCCAGATATGGGAGCGGACCTGGGACGCGCTGCTTCTTTGCGCCGACCAGACCTCGCTCTGGCATCTGGACAGCAAGCAGGTCTCGGGAGGCCAGGCCCTCGCCGCGCTGTTCAGCCTCGCGAACGAGGGTGGGCTCGTGGAGCTCGAGGACAACTACTCCTCGAGGCGGGCCGAAGATCGCGAGGTCCACTTCGTCACGGTCGAGAGCCCCGACGCGTACTTCATGCGCCGCGGCGAGGCGCTCGTACGGGTGAAGCTCCGCGAGCGCGCCGTGGCTTGACGTCTCGGCCGACGATGGTCTCGTGGCCGTGCTCAAGACAGACTATGGGTCGATCTACTACGGCGGTCCCTGCCGCGACGACTACGTGAACCTGGTCGTCTACGACCAGCCACCCGAGGGCGGGACCCCGATCATCTTGCAGCTGCCGGCGATGCGTTCGTTCCGGGAGGCCGAGAACCGCCTCGCGGTGCTCGTGCCGCGCAGCTCGCGGATCCAGCGGCGCTCGGGAGGGACGCGGTTCATCCCGATCATCCTCACGGGGTCGCACCGCTCGTGCGACCAGCAGACGCGCCTATACGCCTCGGATTCCAAGCGGTTTGCCTCGCCCTCCAAGACGTTCCACCCACGCGGGCTCGCGGTCGACATATCGACGCTGCTCAAGGCCATCCGCGTCCGCGATCGCGCGACGGGCGACTGGACGAACCTGTTCGAGCTCTCACGCCGTGTTCTCCGCAATCACGGGTGGGAGCAGTCCCGGCCGACCGACGAGCCCTGGCACGCGAGCTTCGGGGTCCGGGGGTGAGGGGGAGGACATGGCGGAGTTCCTCGGCAACTTCATGCTGCCGATGGTCGCTTTCGGTCTGATGTACGCCTTCAAGGTGTTCGCGCACCATCGCTGGGAGCAGAGCCATAAGTGGCCGAACCGCTAGACCTGGTGCGCCTCATCATCGCGTGGGCTGTGGTCGTGGCTTGGCTCGCCTCGATCATCGTCGATGCCACGGTGCCGACCTATGAGCCACCAGCGTCGATCCACATCCTGATGATGCTCGTCGCCGGTGCCCTGTTCGGCCCGCGGATCGCCCGGCGAGGCAACGGGAACAGCCGTGGCTGAGCAGACCGTCAAAGCCTTGATCTTGGGCATGACGGCCCTCGCTGCCGGCGGTGCCCTGTCGCTGGTGGGTCTGCACTTCCGCGACTGGCGCCGGGGGGTCCCGTTCGCATGGGCATGGCTCTCGGCGCGCCTCGGGTTCGCGATCACGATCCTGCTCGTGGGCGAGGCGGTGTTCGGGACCCAAGGGACCCCGCTCACGTGGAGGTCGGTCCTGTACGCGGTCGGCCTGGTGCTAGCCGGTACCGGGTTCGCTGGCATCTTGGTTGATGCCCGCAGGAAGGGAGCGAAGTGATGGCAGCTATCCGGAAGTTCCTCGTGGCGCTCGCCGCCGCGATCGCGGTGGCCATAAGCGTGACGGCCGACGGCGACGTGAGCATCAACGACGTGTTCGCGATGGCCGGCTCCTTCGTCGGATCGCTCGGCGTCGGACTCGTGCCGAACGTCCCGAAGCCGACCGAGGGGAGCTAGCCGACGGGCTGGACCGAGCCGCGGACGTGGCGGACCCTCGAGGTCGTTCCCGACCCTGAGCTCAACCTGCACATCCGGGACAACCTGAACTACCTCAAGGCGCAGGTCGACTTCCTGGCGAGGTACCACGGGGTCTCGACCCATCGCGCTGGGACGGATCAGAACCTCACCGTCGATACGTGGGGACTGCTCGCCTGGACCTCCGAGAGTGTCGGCGAAGACACCGACGGCTTCCACGACACGTCGACAAACAATTCCCGACTCGTGGTGCCGAGTGGACTCGGCCTTGCCGGGTTCTATGAGGTCACTCTGGCCGTGCGGTTCACCGCTGGTGCCGACGGCAGCGGTGTCGTCCAGACTCAGATCCGTCAGAACGCCGCTGGATCCGACACGGGTGGTAATCAGGTCGCAATCGCTAACGGTGCGGGGATCGGCGATCCCGAATCCGTTGAGGTCGTGAAGCGCTTGCAGCTTGCCGAGGGTGACTACTTGGAGGCCTTCGCTCAATCGACCGTGACCGACCGCAACGCCGATGGTGCATCGAACGCCACCTACTTCGAGATGCACTTCATCGGGTTGGCCCTCTAGCCGAGCACCTGGACGGCCTTGGCCGTCGGTCGGTCTCTCCCGATCGCGGCGTACCGGGTGGTGGTCGCGAGCGACTGGTGGCCGAGGAGTCGCTGGACGACCTGCGGAGGCTGGCCGTCATCGAGGAGGATCGAGGCGAAGGTCGCCCGCAGGGTGTGCAGGCGGGCTCGAGGGATGCCAGCGTCGCTGCCAGCGTCCGCCATCCACCGGTTGAACCAGTTGGGCGCGATCGGGAGTAGCCGCTCGCCGTCGGACCAGCGGAGTAGCTCGGAGCACGCCTCGAACGCCCACGGGCCCATGTCCACCGTCCGAGGCCGGTTGCCCTTCGTGTGCCGGAAGACGACCAGGCGCTTCCCCCAGTCGATGTCAGCCAGGGGCAGGAGACAGAACTCGGTCCGGCGGGCGCCGAGGGCGAAACACGCGAGCAACGCCCAGGCTCGTCGCTCCTCCCGCCACGCCGCTGCGATCAGCAGCCGAGTCATCTCATCCAGCTCGAAGCGGACGGGCTCACCGGGCCATCTCCGTCGCGGGCTGCAGTCGGTCGTTGGGTCGAACAGCAGCACTTGGCGGCGCACACAGAACTGGTAGAACGAGCGGATGCCCTTCGCGTGGAGCTGCTTCGTGGGAGAGCGGTCGCCGATCGAGGCGAGGAAGGTAACGATTGCCTGCTCGTCCATCTCGACGAGCGAGACCTTCCAGCGGTGGTGGCGGGCGAGCGCGGTCACGCCGTTCTCATAGCTGCGGATCGTGGTGGGGGCGAGGTCACGCGCCTGCATCCACTCGACCCACGCCGCGAGCAGCGCAAACGAGTCGCCCACGTTGTAGGTATCGGCTGCTGTAGGACTCCGGGCCAACGGCCGTTCGGTCGTGACCGTCGACGAGGCGGGGACGCTCACCCAGCGACCAGGGCTACGCCGGAGGGCTCGGCCGACGTCGGCTGTCCGGCCGCACTGAGCTTCCTGGCCGTAGCGTGCTTCCTAGAGTCTCCCGGAGGGATGATTCGAACCCCCCACCGGATCTCCACCGTGGCGGCGTTCTCCCCATCGGGCAGAGTGCCGGTCTCCCACTTCTGGTAGGTCCGAAGCGTCACGGCGAGCTCCACGCAGGCCTGGAGCTGGGTCAGGCCGCGCTCCTTGCGCGCCACGCGAAGTCGCCTGCCCCAGTCCTGGCTGATCCACTCGAGGTCGATCACATCGCGGGCCATCATGCGGCATTCTCTACGCGCACTTCGCTGCACGTCAAGCGACCTTTTTCCTACCGGATTCGGCCCAGAGGCTTGCATGGTCAGAAGCACGCTGTAAACTACGCGCCGTGGAAGGCACGTCACCGCGGCTTCGGATCCGGGAGCTCCGCGGATCACTCACCCAGCAGACTCTCGCGGAGCGCGCGGGGATCGCCCTTCGGACCCTGCAGAAGATCGAGGGGGGCAATCCCGCACACACCGACACCCTCGCGAAGATCGCGGCCGCTCTCGACGTGTCCGTGCGCGAGCTATTCGAGGAGCCGGCTGCGTGAGTCGCTGGTCCCGGCTTCTCGATGAGCTTGGTGACCGCGCGGTCCTGCACCTGATGGGCGAGAACGACGACGATCCCGTGGAGCGGACGCTCTGGGTGATGGCCAACCTCTCGCACGCCCGAGAGCTTGCCTGGGCGAGGGAGCTGATGCGGGTGGCCCCTTGGCGTGCCCTCGATCTCGTGCTCTCGATCAACGGGTGGGACGAGCCATGACCACCCACGAGGGCGAGCTCACGGAGCGCGAATACCTCGAGGGCCTGTACCCATCCGACTACGACACCGAGCGCGAGTCGCTTGACCAGTCCGAGCCGCCTCTGAACGCCGAGGAGAGGGAGTACCTCGAGCGGCGCTTCATCGAGGCGACAGGCCTCGAGCAGCCGCTTGACCCCAAGCGTCACCGCGAGGTCACCGACGCCTGGGAGGCGGCGCTTTGACGGCTCCGCCGCGGTGCCCGCACTGCTATCCGAAGTGGATGGTGAGCCCGACCGGGGGAGGCTGGTTCCACAGGCGGGGATGCCCACGCGTCGGCCAGAAGGTGGACATGCGGCTTGCGGCCGCGATCGCCGCGCACCCCGTCAGCCACGTCCGGCTCTCGCTGGTGCCGACGCTCGATCGCGGGAGCGACGTGATCCCGATCAGCGTGTCCGGTCTACCGGACACCGACCGGTGCCCGGCCCATCCGCTCGAAGATCGCTGGGAATGTCCGGCCTGCAACGCCCTCGGGGAGGGCTGGCAGACGTGAGCACACCGCCAGACGGAGCTTCCGCACCGCCGCGCATGGACGCGCTGATGGCTGCTCGCAGCATCATCGCGAGCTGCATGGAGGCCGGCGATCGTGCGGAAGTCCTCGGGTTCCAAGGCGTCAACGTCGTGATCACCCAGCAGAGCATGGCGCTCATCTCGCAGGCGTACGGCCTTATCGCAGTCACCGAGGCCATCCGTGATTTGGCCAAGAGCTTGAGAAGGGAGACCTGATGGACGAGTACCGCGATTCGAGGGTCTCCGTCCCGGCATGAGCGACACCGCCATCGTCCTTCGCAAGCCCGATCTTGACAACCTCGCGCTCGTCGGCGAGATGATCGAGGCCTCGGGCCTGTTCCCGGATATCAAGTCGCGTGCGGCAGCTGCCGTCAAGGTTCTCGCCGGCCGTGAGCTCGGGCTGTCGCCGATCGAGTCGATGCGGTCGCTGCATGTGATGGACGGCAAGGTTGAGCTCTCGGCTGACCTGTTGGCCCAGCGGGTGAAGAGCCACCCCCGCTACGACTACCGGGTCCAGGCGATCACGGCCGACCGGTGCGAGCTGGAGTTCTGGGAGAAGTCCGACGAGGATGACGAGTGGGTCGACATCGGCCACAGCATCTTCACGATCGACGACGCGAAGAACGCAGGTCTGCGCTTCGTCACCAAGGACGGCAATCCGACGCCCTGGACATCGTTCCCTCGCAACATGCTGTTCGCCCGAGCGATGTCCAACGGCGTCGCCTGGTTCTGCCCCGACGTCGTTGGTGCTCGCGTTTACGTCGAGGGCGAGGTCATGGAGTCAGAGGAGGCCGACGCCTACTTCAACCCGGAGGCGACCGCCGAGGAGCTGGCCGAGGCCCGTGAGACCGTCGTGGCCCCGAATGGCAAGGTCGTGGACACGGCGACCGGCGAGATCATCGAGGGCGAGATCGTGGGGGAGGGCGCGCCGGAGGGCACGCCGCAGCTGTTGACGGGGCAGCCTGAGCCCGACAGTCCTGCTGAGAGTTCGGGCGCGGTGGACGCTGTGGCGGAGCCCTCCCCCACCCGGCCCCCCAAGTCGGCCAAGTCCGCGACGAAACGGCAGAAGCAGACGCTCGCGATCTTGGCGGCGCAGCTGGGCTGGGATGACGAGCGCCGGCACACCGAAGCGGACGTCGCCAGCTTCAACGATTTGGATCAGTTCACCGCTGCCCACCTGATCGGGCAGTGGCAAGGGTTGGCGGCAGCGGGAGACCAGAGTTCTGACAACGGGTCGGAGTCGTATGGGGAAGGCGAGCCCGTCTCGGAGGGGAGCACTGAGTCTACCGCCGCCGTCAGCACATCGGCCCACGAGGGACCCCACGAGTGGGGGCCGTCGAGGACCGTTGCTTGGATGGAGATCTGCACGGTTGCGGGTTGCATGGCCACGCGCGACTCGCGCTCGGGGAGCTTCACGGAGTGAGCCCCGCCCAGGCCGTCGTAACCCTGATGCTCGTCGTGGGCGGTCTTTGCCTGTACCTCGGGTTCCTGGTCGGCCGGACGATCGGGGTCTCGCAGGCCCGACGTGAGGCCGCCTGGGGCTGGCGCCGGGAGATGCTCAGGTCGTCCGGTGGCGGGAACGACCGTGAGCGATGACCTCAGGAGCGGTGATCTGCTGATGTCTGACGGGCACGGGAACGACCGGTGCCTCTGCGTGTGCGGCCGCGTGTTCTCCACGGAGACCAACTTTGACAGGCATCTCAGTCCGGGCCGTCTCCAGCCCGGATACGACGGTCCTTGGTGCCGGGATCCGGCGAGCGTCGGTCTCGTCCAGGACGAGCGTGGCGTCTGGCGACGGCCCGGCTCACAGATACCCGCCCAGTACTTGCGCCGCGACCGCGAGGCCGACGCACAGCCGCTCCCCGGTCTACCCCCTCAAGACGGGGGTCCGGCAGCTCCCTCGGTAGATGCGAAGGCGGAGGGACCATGAGCATCGAGGCCGTCGGCGCCGTGCTCCGAGCTCGCGTCCCCGTGACGCCCACGGCCAAGCTCATCCTGATCGGGCTGGCGGATCACGCCCACCCCGACGGTCGGAACTCCTACCCATCGGTCCCCCGCCTCGCGGAGTACGCGCAGATCGGTCAGCGTGCCGTGCAGCGGACGCTCCGGGAGCTCGAGGCGGCCGGCCTGATCGTCGTGCAGACGCGCGGCGGCGGCCGGCGGGCGACCACCTACCAGCTCAACCTCACACTGCTCGCTGTCCTCCAATCGAGGGATGACGCTGATGACACCGGTGGCCCCCAGACCACCCCAGGGGTGGCCCCCAGACCACCCGAACCGTCCCTAGAACCGTCCACTACCCCTCCTTACGGAGGTAATAAATCTTCCGACGGTCGCGAAACAGCGACATCCAAGGCACGTCGCCACGACCCGATGTGGGACGCGCTCGACGCCCTCTACGGCCCGCCGACCGAGCTGGGCCGCACGCTCCGCGGGAAGGTCAAGCGAGCCCTGACCGAGGCAGGAGCCACACCGGAGCAGATCCACGAGGTCGTGGCTGCGGCCCGCGAGAGCTCGGAGCAATGGGTCCGTTCGCTGGTGGTCACCGAAACGGCGCTGGCCAAGCACTGGCCGACGCTGATCCGTCAGGTCGAGGAGCCGGGGCGTCGGATCCGCGAGCTCGTGGAGGAGGCGAGGCGCTCGTGACCGAGCAGGAAGCAGTGCGGCTCGTGCGCCGGATGTACGCGAGCCACGGCAAGAAGCCGATGGACGAGTGGGTGGACGAGCTCGCGACCGAGATGGTGCTCGCCGAGTGTCATCCCTGCGCGAAGGCGTGCGTCGAGGCAGCGATGAGCGACGGCCCGGCGCCGCTGTCGAAGCCGCGCTTTCGCATGGCCTACCGAGGCAGGCACAACTCGGACGCGCACGCGCCGCACGTGATGGCCACCGACAAGGAGCTCGAGGTTGGTGAGCGTGAGGCCTTCTGGCGCTCGGAGGCCGTCGATGAGATCGCTTCGCACGTCGGCGGCGACCGCCCGCTGGCCGAGCTGATCGCCGCGTCGATGTGGGGCTCGCAGTCGGTCCCGGCGATCCGGTCTGTGGTGGCCGACGAGATGGCCGGGCCGCTGGCGCCGGCGCGAGGAAACCTGTGGACCGGGGCTGCGCGCGCCCGCTACGGCGATCCGACCGAGGCGAAGGTCGCCGAGGCGTGGAAGGTCGCTCGACGGATCGCGACGGTCGGACACCGCCGTTGGTTCGAGGAGGAGAAAGCTGCCGGCCGTGTCTGACGGTCGGAGGAAGGGGGAAACATGGTCAGGAAGGCGAAGGTGCCCAAGGCGCCGAAGGAGGTCCTCGGCATCGGCATCGCTGGGGTGCTCGAGGCCCCGGGGTTCAACCACCCGGAGCGGACGCGGCTGCACGCCCGTGTGGTGCTCGAGTACGTCGGCCGCAAGGAGAGTTTCGCCAAGGAAGGCGGCGAGCCGGACATCGTCCACTCGCTCGCGCTCGATCTCAAGACGTTCGTCGTCGATGAGGTCGAGGAGCCGGTCGTGCAGGAGAGCTTGCCGGCGTACACCGATGAGTGAGCACGAAGCACGATCAACCTCGAACACATCGACGACCACGCCACTCGTCCGTGATGGTGGGATGCCCGGGCTGGGCAGACCAGTCAAGCTGACCATCGAGACGCCCGTTCGGGCCGACGCCCTCGTGATCCTTTTGCGTGCCCTCGTCGATGTGAACCGCGATCTGGTCGTCGACGGTTCGTATAGGGGTGTGGAGGTGGGGCCGGAGAGGCCGGAGGAATGAGGGTCGTCGGCCTCGACCTGAGCTTGACCGCGACCGGCTACGCCGACGAGGCGGGCTCGGCCGTGATCAAGGTGCGGTCCCGAGGGCCTGAGCGTCTCTGTGCGATCCGCGACGAGATCATGCGTCGGATGTGCCAGACGCCACCGGTCTCGGACCTGGACGGTGGCCGTCCGCTGGTCGTGATCGAGGGCTACTCGTTCGCCTCGAAGTTCAAGGGCGAGCTCATGGGGGAGCTCGGTGGGGTGATCCGCACGCTGCTTTGGGAGCAGGCGATCCCCTACGCCGAGGTCCCGCCGACCGTGCTCAAGAAGTTCGCGACCGGCAAAGGGAACGCCGGCAAGGACGAGGTTCTGGCCTGTGCCATCCGCCGGTGGGGCTTCTTGGGGGCGGATAACAACGAGGCCGACGCGCACCTGCTCCGGCGGATGGGTCTCGCCCGATATGAGCTGTGGGACGCCCTGCCGGCCTACGTGCGGGAGGCACTGGCGAAAGTCGAGTGGCCCGAGTTCGTGACGGAGACGATCGCGTGAATCTCCAACAGGCTCCCTACCCCGACGAACTGGCCGATCTCGTCGCCAACTGCACCCTTGATCCCGGCTGGGTTGTGGCCCTGAGAGACGTGTTTCCGCTGGGTGAGATTACGCGCACCGACCAGCGCACGATGTATACGGGCGAGGTTCTGCCGTGAAGGGGGAGACTGAGGAGCGGAGTTCCGCGCCGCCTCCGCGCTTCCTGTGGCCCCATGAGCGGCAATACCTAGCGGCGGCGTTCGAGGTCGCGGGCAAGGCCCCTCGGGTGACGGCCAAGCTGGTCGCGATCATCGACAGGCGCGATGACCTCGCCGTGTGAGCGCGTCGGCATCTGCAGTGCTGGCGGTGGCGGATGGGACTGGCCCCGGAACCCGGCACGTTCGCGCGTGAGTTCCTTGAACAGCTCAGGAAGGACCGGAAGGGCCGGGCCTCGTGACGCGGAACGCCGCCTCTATACCCCGCTGCCGGTCTCGCTGTTGGGCGGACCGCACCATCCGATGCGAACTCGACACCGGTCATCCGGTCCACCGGTCCGGGGGGTGGCAATGGACGCGCCACATCGTCAGCCGGAAGTCAGAGGAGATAACGGCATGGCGGATATTGAGGGAGGCACGAGCGCATCACGAAGCCATGGCGCCGATGGGTGAGGAAGTGCCAGCGTGACACGGGATGCCGTGCTGCAGCGGGGAGTCGCCTTGATCGGCGACGGTCTCTGCCCGGCATGCGACATGACCGGGAAACGGGTCGAACTGCAGGCGACGCCTCCAGACGGGTTCCACTACCACGGACAGGACACCGCCGCCCCGACCCGCCTGTTCTGCCCGAGCGACGGGCAGGGCTATCGCCTCACCGCGCAAGGCGCCATCCAGATCCTCGTGCCGTGCAACGGCGGGCTGCACTCGGACGGGACGGTGGGCTGGTGATGGCGCCCGGCGCCATCACTCGGAAGTCGAGGGGAGAAGTGCCAGTGTGACACGGGTCTGGCCGTGGCCGTCGCGAAAGAAGAGCGCGGCTGACATCGTCGAGCTCTGGCTCTTCGCTCGCCATAAGAAGGGCTACTGCCTTCGGCCGGAGAAGTGCATGTGCGACGAGGCGCGCGCGGCGCTCCAGGAGCTCCGCGAACTTGAGGAAGCACACCGGGAGGAAGGGTGAACCCCGTCAGCCAGGTGTTCGGACCCTGCCCGTATCGGGGATGCCCCACTGTTCAACGTTCAAGCCGAACTCTCACGGGATACAGCATGACCGATAGACGGGAGGAAGGGATGATGCTGGTTTTTGACGAGGATGGCGTGATGAGGAAAATCGAACTGAACGACCTCGGCGAAGCGGTGTTGACGAAGGCGGCCCGTGCCGTGGCGAGGGGCCGATGGCCCCTCATCTGTTGGGCCGAGAAGGATGATCCCTGGGTCATGACTCGGGATACAGCATGACCGATAGGACGGGAGGAAGGCATGAGGCGGTCACGCATCCATAAGACTGGGTGCCATCGGTATGGGCGATACGGCGGGAGTTGCTATCGCGGTCGTTTCGAGGACCGGGGGAATCCATGTCCGTGGTGCAAGCCCCGAAGGCCGACCCGGTTCGGTTTGAGTCGGGCTGGCCACGCATGACCGATAGACGGGAGGAAGGGTGAGCATCTTCATCGGAGGACCGCTCGACGGAAGGGAAGATTGGGAAGTACCACCGACCCTGACGAACGAGTGCCACATCCCATGGCAGAACTTCTTTCCCGCCCACCCGAAGCATGAAGCGGGCGTCTCTATCTACCGCTTCGACGGCCTCGCCTGGCGGTACGTAGGTGAGCGGAGCCCACGATGACGCCCAAGCAAGATTACGGCGTGCCCGAACAGATCGGGCTCGAACCGACCCCGGAGGCATACGTTGAGCGACTGGTCGGCGTGTTCCGCGAGGTCCGGC